CTCCCTTGAATGTTCCACCACGATTTTTCATTACACCGCCCATGTTGAGTTTTTTGCCAATATACATCTTGCTTCGTATACCTCTGTCCAAACCTGGTGCACCACCACTAATCTTTTTCAGTGTCTTGACCTTTATCTCACCACCTAACGGACCAGTAACCGTGGTTTTTTCTAGTCTTTTGACTTGCTTATCTAACTGCTTCTGTCCACCTTTTATTTGTTTTGACAGTTCCGTAGTTATTTTACGTTGATTTTGTTTTACTTTGTTCAACGCTTGTTTCTTAACTTTTAATTTAGACGCTCTTTCTTTGGCTTGTGCTGCTTTTTTTTCTAACTTAGCTTTTTCTTTGGCTTCTTTTTCTTCTCGAAAAAATCTTTCAGATACAGCAGACAGATTCAAAGGATCATACATGACCTTTCTTTTCTGCGTTCTTGATTTAGTCGTTTCAAAAAGACTAATGTTCTTCTTAGGTCCGTGCTTCTGTCCTTTTTTACCAGCCATTAGTAAACGCCTTTAAAAGTCCCGCCTCTGCCTTTCATGACACCACCCATGTTCATACGCTTCAGTATTGAAGTAGGTACATTCTTGGCTCGTCTGCCAGTTGCTACACCCATTCTTGGACCCTTCGGACCTGTCTTTTTCACTTCTTTGCTTTGGTCACCAAATTTTTTAATGTTAGCTTCAACAGACTTCTTAACTCTTTCTAGTCTCTGTTGTTCTTTAACATTACCCTCTTTCTTGGCTTTATTCATGTCTTTCTCAAACTGAGTCATGAATTTACCAGAACCTCTAGGTGGTACTTTAACTACCTTCTTAGGTCTACCAGATTTTGTAGTCGTGAACCTCTCATCCATACCAAGATCTTTTAAACTTGCTCCAGGCTTAGAAATTTTTCTCATTTCTTTCTTTAACAGTTTACCATACTCATCTAATTCATCTTCAGACATGTTTCTTGGATTTATTTTCATTAAATCAAACATTGGTTTACTTTTTTTTGCCATTAGTAATACTCCTTTTTGTTTCTTGGATACCAGTCTTCGCCTTCGTCTTCGCCATCCAGTGATATAAAACCACCTTGTCTAAATCGCATGATTGCCATCGTCATACTATCACAATAGTCATCATGTTCTCCGTTTGGAAAAGATGCAACTTCTTCTATTACATCCTCTGCAAACTTCTCTCCACTAGGATACCACACTTTTCCAGATTCGAAAATAGGAGATACAATGTGCATCCTTGTAGTCTTATCCAAGTTACCCTTCTTTCGTCTGCCAGGACTAAAGGTGAGAACTGGGAGGTTAAGTAACCTTAACTCGTCTGCCAAGGGTTGTCCACTCGCTTTTGCCTCGATCAACATCATATCTGGTTCCCAGTAATCGTTTTCTTCTATTGCAATATCTTTCAACTCTGGAAAATTCCAACGACCTTTCTTCGCATCTAACATTATCAAATGTTGTTCACCATTCTTCTTTGGCTCAAAAACACCCCAAGTTGTAATCGCACTAAAGTCTGCCGTCTCTTTTTTAGAGTATGCCGTATCATAACTCTGGATTACATAGTCTAATTTAGGCACTTCTTGTTCTTCCCACGGAGTCCACCACTCTCTTTTTATCATAGC